TTTGGACATCTTCCTTACTTGGAGCATGTCGCAAATCAACAACAGATAATACGGCTTTCAATGTGTCACGTTTTGTTAAATAGGTTTCTAACATTTGCCCCCATTTAGCACGTTCAGTTTTTGATACTTTAGCATAACCATAACCAGGTACATCAACAAAATAAAATTGATCTTGAATAATATAAAAGTTTAAAGTTTGTGTTTTCCCAGGCTTACTAGACGTCCGAGCTAATCCTTTTCGATTAATCATTCGGTTAATAAACGATGATTTCCCTACATTAGAACGACCTGCTAAAGCAATCTCTGGCAAACCTGTGCTTGGGTATTGAGCAGGTGCGACTGCACTTATTACGATATCGGCTTTATGCACATCCATTTTTTTAATCTCCATCTCTATTCTAAATTCTTTTACCATTTTAACATAAAAAAACAAGATAAGATATTCTTTCATAAAAATAAAAAAACATAAACAAAAAACAGAATTACCATCTATTTAGTGGTAATTCCGTTTTTGTTATTTATTAAGACTAAAACATATTTTATTAATCAACATAATAGTGTTGCCCATCCATCCAAACTATATTTGAAGAAACCGTATTATGAATTATCTTACAAGTTCCATTTGTTAATACTTGGAAAATAAATTTTTTCGTTGTATCACTATCTTGTACTGTAGCTGACGCTCTATATTCTTGACTTGGATAAAAACCACTCGGCATAATCAAAAAGGTATAACCACCTGCTATTGGAAAATTACCACCACCACGAAACTCAACTCTATTCCCAATTTTACGGTAAGAAAATGGTTGATTGGCATTATGCGTCACTCCAGAAGTTACCGCTTTTATCCAACCAGAGTCACTAACTTTAGCTTCTTTTTGATTTAATTCTGTTTGTAAATTAGTAATTTGACTAATTGAGTGGCTGTGTAAAGCTGCTGCTTTATTATTCCAATTTGTTCGTTCCACATTTGTAATATGGATACTTTCATTACTTAGATGCGTGTTTAAGTTCTTTTTCAATTCATCAATAGCCAATGCTAATTTAGCAGCTTCATTTTCATCGATTAAATCTTTAATATCTTCTAACCATTTTTTCCAGTCTGCTTCAAACTGTAGCCATAAGGTTGTTGGATCAATATCAATTAGCGAGCTAACATAGCCACATAATTCACCATTCCCTCTCGTATCCTTGATCATGCTCTGAGTAATTGGCAAACCACCACCAGGAATCGATACTTCCGCTAACATCAATTCATAAATCGAATTTGTTCGCGTCAACTCAGTCGTTCCTTTTGTCTCCACACTCATTAAACGTTCATTTAAGTCCATTCGTAAGACAACTGCACCTTTTTTAGCCGTTCCAGAAACATCGGCTACTTTAAAGACAATCGTTTTAGCTTCTGTCAATTGATACAGATAACCGTTAATATTTCCATAACCAGCTCCAACTACTACTGCTAATCCATTTGTTTTAGAAGCTAGTACCTGTAAATTTTCACTATTATTACTAAATACACCGTTTGAAAATAAATGGGAAAAATAGCCTGTAAAATCACTTGCTTTGTATTTACGATCCCCGTTTTTAGAAGGGAAAAATAAGCCTTGTTCCATCTCTCAATCACTTCACTTTCTTTCTAATTTTATCAACCAATGTCGGTACTTGATTGCCGAATGACAATCGAATTTCCAATCCTCGTTCTTCGTAAACTTCTTCCACAGTCTCAATCCTTGTATCTAGTTCTAATCCTAAACTCTCTGATAGAATTGTGACTCGATCACCTAACATGAAGTCCTTTTGATAACGAGTAGAACCATTCATTACAACATCTGCTTCAACAGTTTGAATGATCTGGAAGTCTAACAACTCTTTCGTTCCTACTTGTTTGACTAACTCTTTTTGTTGCGTTTCAGTTAATTTATCTTCTTCAGTAGATTGTCCAATATTTTTAGCATCAACATAGATTTCTCTTCGCAAAATGTCTGATGTGGAATTTGCTACTTCTAATAAATATTTCTGCTCTTCCCATTGCGATTCTACTAAAGCTGTCGTTTTTAAATTCAAATTATTAACTATAACTGATTGGGTTAAAATGTTTTCAAAATCCTGTGAAAATAAAACTTTTGTGTTTTTTGATTGGCCATTAGTACGATCTACACCTTCATATATGGTTAGAACTAATTGCTTAGTACTCAATTCTATCTCAACAGAAAAACCCCATTCTAATTCTTGGCACAACGTTGAAATAGATTCTAATAAATTCGTATATTTTAATTCCACCGACATTGTTCGTGTCGAATTTGGAAAATCGCCCAATTTAAACTGCTTCATTTTGCGTTGATTATCTTTAGGGTTTATGACACAACTCTCCAACCAATCATGTATTAATTTTTGAGGTGTTCCAAAATAAGCTTTTTCACCTAGAATAATCCTTCGATCTAAATAAACCCTTAAATCGCGCCCTTTTATAACAATCTCTCCACCATTTTTTTCAAAATTTGAATTCATTTCTTCAATTAAATAACCAACTAATTCTGACTCTTTCATTAAAATATTTCCTAATGATAATTGATTATCTTGAATTAATTGCAGATTTTCTTCCGTCATTGGCAGATGTAACTCAAATTCACTTGGTACTGAATATCGCTTTGTTAGAATAAAACTACTAAATTGTTCAATTCCATTAATACGCTCCAACTCTTGATTTAATACCCATAAAATCATATTTATACCCCCACGTAACGTGATTCATACTGAACCTTAATTTCTAATTGATCGCTATGAGTCGCGGCTGTAGAACGTAGATAATTCTCTCCAACATCTAATTGTATAAAAGTACTATCCATAGTTAATGTATTAAAAATATTTAGCCATTTTTGCCTATCATCTGACCACTTTTCAACTCGTTTTTGACCCGAAATAGTTGAAATTCGGATTCTATCACCAGCTTTCATACTCGTCAGTAATTTCATTTTCTGCGTACTTGACCCATCTGGCATGATACGAATGATTTCAGGATTCAACACATCACTACTAGCGCTTAACAAAAAAATTGCACCCGTGAACTCATCACCATCATTTTCTAAGGTAACTAGTCCATCTTTTAGAAAGGTTTCTAACTCGATACCTAAGTCTTTATTTTCAGTTAATGGAAATTCTAGCTCCCACTCTAAATTGGGTTGCCAATTAGATAAATAATGAACCTCAGAATTTTCTGCATACCAGAAAGGATCTGAGGCAACTAATGTTAGTGTCACTCGTTGTCTTTTTTTTCCTAAATAATCTTCAGTTGTAAAGGTTGGAACATGGTCACTAGCAACATTGATTCGATACGTCTTTTGCTCTTCTTTATATCTTAACTCTAGTAAACCAGCTTTTGGATTGACTATTTTACTGATTTCTCGACGTAATTCTTCCATATTTTTACTTTCATCAGCTAAAATAACTAATTCGATTTGAAGTTCTCGCTCTGCCAAATTAGAATTGATATAGATACTTCCGTCTCCATGAGCATCCATCGTATGTCGATCTGCTTGAACTTCACCCAATCCATCTAGTTTTAATAAAAAATAGTTCCCTTTCGGATTGCCATCAGTGGCAAAAGTTTCAGTTATATAGTCCTTAATCATTAATTTTTGACCAAGTACTTGATTATAAATTTCACACTCCACTACATGTTCCACCCCATTTCTTGATTCGCTTGACGCATTTTACGCAGCAATTCAGAAGGTCGTGCAATAGGCTGATTAAATTGAATCGTTTGCTGATTGCTAATCATTTTACGGTTACTATTGCTTGCCTCTAACCCTTGAGTATCAATCATATTTGAAAAAGACAAAGGTTTAGATAAGCTGCGCATATCTGACATCTTCATTTTAAGATCTTTTGGATCTATCATTGCTGCTTCTGCTAAATGATCAGTAGCACGTTTAACTTTATCAGACTCACTCTCAATCCCGTTTGCTAATCCAATCGACATATATCCTCCAATACCTTTCATTACTCTCGAAGGTGATTTAATACCAAAAAGACCTTTAATTCCATCTAACATACTATTTCCAATTTCTTTAATTTTGTTAACCACAGCATTTTTCATAGCTCCCACACCATCTATTAAACCTTGAATAATATTTTTTCCGATATCCAACATGCTTGCCATTTTTTCAACAATACCATCTTTTAACTTGTTGAATATTTCAGCACCTTTATCTTTAAGTTGCCCGATAACAGTTGCAATCCCTGAAATAATCGTAGAAATAAAATCGCCACCAATTTTCAATAAATTTCCAATCATAGAAGTAATCCCTCCAATTAAAGCGATTAAAATCTGAATACCTGCAGCAATCAAGTTTGGAATTGCACTAATAATCATCGCAACAAAACCAACCATCAAACTTAATGCTGTCGCTAAAATAGTCGGAATAATCGTCACTAACCCACTTATAAAATTTGTTAATAGCGTAATTCCTGCTTGAATTAACCCTGGAACTGCTGAAATGATTGTACTAACAAAATTAGTTAACATTTCAATACCAGATTGAATAACTTCCGGAATCTTCTCAGAAAGCCCTTTAATAAAGCCTATAATTAAATTTTTTCCATTTTCTATAATTTGTGGAACTGCTTCAATAATCCCTGAAACAAAACCAAACAATTTATCTTTTAAGGTAATAAAAAATTCTCCTAATGACATATCTCCACTAAATACTTTGCTAATATCTGAAAATATTCCTAAGTGATTCATTAGCAATGCCACTCCTGCAACGACTGCAATGATTGGCAATGCAATCGCCAAAAATGGTGCAATTAATGCCCAGACACTTGCAGCTGCTGCCATTGCTCCAGTTCCAAGCGTGCTTAATAAAGGTAAAATCGCTGAAAAATTTGGCTTGGGAATAGATGACATTAAACCGCCTAAATCACTAAAATCTGCTCCCGTCACACTCAACATCTCTTGAAGATCTGTAAAGGTCCCTTTAATCTCCGAAAAACCTGATAGAGCACCTGATATATTCTCAGCACTACTGACAACACCACTAAATGCTCCTGACAATCCATCGATAATTCCAATATCTCCACTAAAAATATCCCCAATTGAACCGGCAGAATTTTTAATATCTTCAACCGCAGAATGGACAGCTCCGAACGGT